GCTTGAACCGTGCACTAGGAGGTGGGCTTCCTTACGGTAGACAGGTGCTTATCTGGGGATCAAAGTCGTCTGCAAAGTCTTCTATGTGCCTTCAGATGATTGCTCTAGCACAGGCAGAGGGTAAGTTATGTGCATGGATTGACTCTGAGATGTCATACTCTGAAGACTGGGCCAGAACTTTGGGGGTAGATCCAGAGAAACTAATCTACTCACAAGCAAGAACTATTAGCGACATGGTAGATGTAGGTGTTGGATTAATGAACGCTGGCGTTGATCTAATTGTGGTAGACTCTATTACATCAATGCTTCCAGCAATCTATTTTGAAAAAGATACAGATGAAATGAAAGCATTAGAAAACACTAAACAGATTGGAGCAGAATCCCGTGACTTTAGTAACGCATGGAAAATGCTTAACTATGCAAACAATAAAGTTAAGCCAACTCTGCTTGTTCTTATTTCTCAGTCTCGCAACAATATCAATGCTATGTATACTAGCCAGCAGCCTTCTGGTGGTCAGGCTACTAAGTTTTATTCCTCATGTATTGTTAAACTCTTTTCTTCAGAGTCAGACAATCAAGCGATTAAGGGCAAGATCAAGGTAGGAGATAAATTAATTGAAGAAAAGATTGGCAGAACTATTAAGTGGGAACTACAGTTCTCCAAAACCTCTCCAGGGTTCCAGTCTGGTGAGTATGATTTTTACTTTAGAGGTGATGACATTGGTCTTGATACCATTGGTGATCTGGTTACTACAGCAGAACTAAATGGTATTGTAGAACGAACTGGTGCTTGGTATATACTTCCTGACGGCACAAAGGTGCAAGGCAAGGAAGCATTTGTTAATCGTGTAAGGGAGGATCTTGATTTGCAAGAATCAATCAAGGCCAAACTAAATGGCTAATTTTACTATATATCAAGGTCAATGGGTTTGCCACACATGCAAGGCTATAGTTCCAACACTAAGATGCTATGCAGATGAAAAAATGTTAAGTTGGATGTGCAAAGATAAGCACTTGACAAAAGTCTATTTAGGTAAAAGAAAGAAGAAGGATTTTGACGGAGAAGAGTGAGTCTAAGAGAATAGGTGCTAAGCAGCACAAGAACTCTGGTCGCAATACTCAAAAGGGAGATGCTTCCTGGAAAAACTTTGTTGTAGATTTTAAAGAGGTTGGAAAATCTTTTACTTTGAATAAAGAGGTTTGGGCTAAGGCAACAACAGATGCCATTAAGAACGGCAAAGATCCAGCCATAGTCGTCGTGCTTGGCGAGGGTAACGCAAAGGTAAGACTTGCTATAATTGAGATGAGTATATTAGAAGACATGGTGGAGGAATAATGGAACAACAAGGAACAACAATAGATATGGTTAATGGTTTGGCAGAGATTGCAGACTACATGCAAGACGAAGAACTCACAATAGCACTAACAATGATTGCTAAACTAATTATAAAGCCAGACATTCCCTTGAATGTGGCTCATATAGAAATTGTAAGACTTCAAGCAATTGCAGCAAAGATGGCTTTCAAGGCTACCTGGATGGCCAATGTGGACAAGTCAGATCGTGGAAAGAAGAATCTTTATTATACGGCAGCAGAGTCGCTTAATAATTTAGTGTCTGCACTCAAATATATTACACGCTAATCTGCTATACTTATACTAACAGAAACGAGAAAACTAATGACGAAAAATTTATTGCACACGGTTATGATTAAGCCAGAAGAAAAGCCAGTCCACTCTATGGATATAGCGGGACTTGAAGCAAAGATTAAAGAAGGCTATACGATTAATCGTGTAGATAAGCATACAACTAAGAAGACTTTTGCACCATCAACCATTGCCTATGGACATGGAGAGTGTGCAAGATATTGGTACCTTGCCTTTGATGGCCAGATGTTCGAAGACAACGCAGATGCCTACGCAGCAGCAAACATGACTGCAGGAACTTTATCGCATGCAAGAATTCAAAATGCAATGATGAATGCTGGTATTGTTAAGGTTTATCGTGATGAAAATAACGAGGCCACTACAGAGTTTAAGATTAAGCATGACGATCCTCCCATCTTTGGATACGGAGATGTCATGTTTGATTGGCAGGGAGAAGAACTCATTGGTGAAATTAAGACAATGATGAATGAGGGATTCGAATACAGAAAGGCATCAGGTAAGGCAAAGAATGGCCACCTAATGCAATTACTTATATATATGAAGATTCTAAAGAGACCAAAGGGAGTTATGATTTATGAAAACAAAAATAATCACGAACTTCTTTTGATCCCTGTAGATGTAAACGATCATTACCGTCGGTGGGTAGACCAGGCATTTGATTGGATGAGATCAGTTCGAAAGGCATGGGAAGACAAAACCCTGCCAACCAAAAACTATAGATCTAATTCCAAGATATGCAAGTCATGCCCAATTAAAAAAGCATGTGAGTCTGCAGGTACAGGCGTACTAAAAATAGCGCCTCTGGAGATTCTCGGTGAAGAATTGTAGATATTGTGATAAAAACTTTACGCAGTCAGTATCTTATCAAATATACTGCTCTGCAGAATGTAGAGATCTAGCAACAAAAGAAAAAATTGCTGAAAGATATCTACATTCAAAAAGACAAAAGAGAAGGGGAAAGACAAGGCTTTGTAGGTCTTGTTCTTCTCCGCTCTCCATATATAACGACGACGCAATTTGTTCTTCTTGTGCAATAAATCCAGACGCAGTTACAAAAGCAATTAAACAAATAAAGGGTAAAACAAATGGTAAAGAATAAATGGGGACTAGAAGTAAAGCCACATAGAATTTGTGCTATTGATGCTAGTACGAACAGCCTTGCATTTGCCCTGTTTGCTGGAGATGAACTTGAGTCTATTGGAAAGATAAACTTTGAAGGAAATGATGTCTATGAAAAAGTTATGGATGCTGGTAAAAAAGTAAAAGCGTTTTTTGAAATATACGGTGGATTTGAAGCAATTGTAATTGAGCACACTGTATTTATGAATAGCCCAAAGACAGCAGCAGACCTTGCCCTAGTTCAAGGTGCAATCCTTGGATCAGCAGGACAAACTGGTACAAAAATTATAGGTAAGGTTTCTCCTATTACTTGGCAAAACTATATTGGAAACAAAAAAATATCTAAAGAAGAGCAACTTTTAATTAGAGCAGAGACACCTGGAAAGTCTGAGTCATACTACAAGGCTTATGAGCGTATGCTTCGCAAAGAAAGAACTATTAAGTTTATCAACACAACTTATGATAGAACTATTACCGATAACGATGTTGCAGATGCGTGTGGTATTGGCCACTGGGCTTTAAAGAACTGGGGTAAAGCAATTGGAGTTGACAACTAGTATCATGGCTGCTAAACTATATACAAATGAAACATTTATGCGTAAGAGATACCTTATGGATAAAAAAACACCAGAAGAGATTGCAAAGGAGTGCGAAGTGAGTCTAGAGACTATCTACGTATACTTGGCTAAATTTAAACTAAGGAAGTCAAGACGATGAAACTATACTCTCAGAGCAACAGCGAGCAACTTCAGGAGTCATTTGTCATATCAATTTTAGATGAAAAAAGAAATGGCTACTATGTAGAGATTGGATCTGGACACCCAACTAAAGGAAATAATACATTTGTTTTAGAAAATATTCTTAATTGGTCTGGTCTTGCATTAGATTTTAATGAGAAAGATGTTGAAAACTACAGTCTTACTAGAAAGAATAAAGCAACACTTGCAGATGCAATAACATTTGACTACTCAAAATATTTTAAAGATAATCAATTTCCAAAACAGATTGATTTTCTTCAAATAGACTTAGATGGACTGCAATGGAAACAAGCAGAGCATTCTGGAAATGCAAACCTTTTAGCACTAATCAGTTTGCCACTAACTAAGTACAGATTTTCTGTTATAATTTTTGAACATGACTGTACTACAAACTTTAAGAATAAAACAATTAGAGACGCTCAAAGAGAAATACTAAGCGCTTTAGACTATATACTTCTTGGATCATCAGGACTAGAAGACTGGTGGATAGATCCTAGAGTTATTGAAAAAGAAAAATATTCAACAGAGTATTTTGTGAATACTTATCCGTATATAACTAATACCGTAGAAAAGATAGGGATACCAAATGAATAATAAGTTAAAATATTTTATTCTTGTTGCATCTACTGCAGCAGCAATAGGAGCAGTATATACACTATCAACCTTTATGAACCTTCCAGAAGATTTTGATTGGGAGGCAGATGATGAGTGAAAATTTAAACATCACAGTTGACCAAGTCAATAATCCGTTACACTATACATCAGACCCTTCAGGTATTGAGTGCATTGAAATTACCAGACACCGTAACTTTAATATAGGAAATGCCTTTAAGTATTTGTGGAGAGCGGGTCTAAAAGATGAAGAGAAAACAATCCAGGACCTTGAAAAGGCAATCTTTTATATTAAGGATGAAATTAATAGACTAGAGGGAAAAAATGTCAACTGAAGATGATCTAGTAAAGCATCTTGACCAGGTGAATCAAGTAGTAGAAGAATATCTAAAGGGTAACGATCCTACAGTAATTTCAAAACAACTTGCAATACCAAGACAGAAAGTTGTCACTCTTATTAATGAGTGGAAGGTTATGGCATCTGCAAATGATGCTATTCGTGCTCGTGCTAAAGAGGCCCTTGCTGCTGCAGACACACACTACAGCAAGTTAGTGTCTCGTACATATGAAGTTATTGATGAAGCATCAATGACAAACAATCTTAGCGCAAAGACTGCAGCCATTAAACTTGTAATGGATATTGAGTCAAAAAGAATTGACATGCTTCAAAAGGCTGGACTTCTTGAGAATAAAGAATTAGCAGAAGAGATGATGGAAATCGAAAAGCGTCAAGAGATTCTTGTTCTTATACTAAAAGATATTGCATCAGAGTATCCACAGGTTCGTGATGAAATTATGCGTAGACTTTCTTCATTTGCAAAAGACAATGAGGTGATTACAGTTGTCCACGATGTTCAATGAGTTTCTTGAAGCACTTCAGTCCGATCATTTTGAAGAAACCCCAGTAGATGCAAGAACATTTGTTGAGGGAGAAGACTACCTTGGTCAGCCACCACTTTCTGATATCCAGTACGACATTGTTGAAGCAATGAGTCAGATCTATCGTAAAGAAGATTTGATAAATATTATGGGTGAAGAAAAAGGAATTCGGTATTATGACAAGTATACAAAGAATGAAATTATTCTGCAACTTGGCAAGGGATCTGGAAAAGACTTTACATCAACAGTAGCATGCTCATACATCGTATATAAACTATTATGCCTTAAAGACCCAGCAAAGTATTTTGGTAAGCCCTCTGGAGATGCCATCGACCTAATCAACGTGGCTATTAACGCACAGCAAGCAAAGAATGTTTTCTTTAAAGGTTTTAAATCAAAGATTGAAAGATCTCCATGGTTTGCAGGAAAGTATAATGCTAAGGCAGACTCAGTTGAGTTTGACAAATCTATCACAGTTTATTCTGGCCACTCAGAGCGTGAGTCACATGAGGGTTTGAACTTGCTACTTGCAGTTCTTGATGAGATTTCTGGTTTTGCATCTGAGGTTGGAACAGGAAATGAACAAGGTAAGACTGCTGACAACATCTACAAGGCTTTTCGTGGTTCTGTAGACTCTCGTTTCCCTGACTTAGGAAAGGTAGTTCTTCTTTCGTTCCCAAGATATCCAGGAGACTTTATTTCAGAAAAGTATGATGATGTCATTGCTGAAAAAGAGGTTGTAGAAAGAACACATAAGTTTACTATCAACCCACTCCTTCCAGAAGATAGCCCAGACAACTCGTTTGAAATTTCGTGGGATGAAGATCAGATACTTTCATACAAGTATCCAGGAGTATTTGCATTAAAAAGACCTACATGGGAAGTAAATCCTACTCGCAAGATCGATGACTTTATGATTGCCTTCATGACAGACCTTGGAGATGCCATGATGCGATTTGCATGTGTTCCAACCTTTGCATCAGATGCATTCTTTAAGCAGGTAGAAAAAGTAAGAGCATGCATGACATTAAGAAATCCAGTAGATACATTTAAAAGGTTTGATGAGTCTTTTAAACCAGACCCAACTAAAAAATATTATGTTCACGCTGACCTTGCACAAAGGCACGACAAGTGTGCGGTAGCAATCGCACATGTAGAAAAATGGGTAAATATTCAGGTAATTAATAACTATGAACAAGTAGCACCAATTGTAGTGGTAGATGCAGTAGCCTGGTGGGAACCAAAGATCGAAGGCCCAGTTAATCTTTCAGAAGTTAAACAATGGATACAGAACCTTAGAAGACTTGGGTTTGATATTGGCATGGTTTCATTTGACCGTTGGCAATCATTTGATATTCAGAATGAATTAAAGCAGGTTGGAATGAAAACTGATACTGTTTCTGTTGCCAAGAAGCACTACGAGGATATGGCTATGCTTGTCTACGAGGAAAGACTTGCTATGCCTGCAATTGATTTATTGTTTGATGAACTAACACAGTTAAAGATTATGAAAAATGACAGAGTTGACCACCCCCGCAAAAAGTCAAAGGACTTGGCTGATGCTGTGTGTGGAGCAATATTTGGGGCAATATCACATACCCCAAAAAATATAGACACTGAAGTAGAGGTTCATACTTTTAAGGATAGACCAAAAACTCCAGAGGAGCAATTTGACTTAGAAAGTCGCAATGTGATACAATATAAACCTAGCCAAATAGAAGAGATAAAAGACTATTTGGACAGACTAAAAACACTATAAACAAGGAGAAATAAGTAATGAATTCATTCAAGAAAATCGCACTAGCCGTGGTTGCAGCCATGACTTTGGGCATGGTCGCAGTAGCA